GTCGATGCGTGTTTCTGGTTTAACTACAAGAGAGGCCGGCGAAGTTCCTTGCCTTATCAATGGAGACGACATCCTTTTCCAGTCCTCGCCTGAGCGTGCGAGCCAGTGGATGTCCGTTGTTGGCGAGTTGGGTTTAGAGGTCGAGCGTACAAAGACTTCTTTCGACCGTTCCGAGGGTTCTTTGAACAGTACCCTTTTTCGCTTTGTTGGTGGCTACCTTCGGGTCGTGCCAACGTTGCGTTTCGGACGGTTGAGGAAGTCTGAGTACGTTACCTCGCTTGGGCGAGAGTTCCGCGCTTGGCTTGCCGGTGTAACCAGCAACGTCCGCTTTCGGGCTGGCGTTGTTTGGTTCAAGCATCACCTTTGTTCTCTAAGGTCAACTAGATTGACTCTTAGTGAGCTGGGGTTTTGCGGTCGGTTAGCCGAGCGGCTAGGAGCTTTGTTTAAGTTGAGGTTGTCGACCTCAGACGAAGTGGTACCTCCTTCGGCTCCCGTCGGGCACAACGTTGTCCTCTCTTCTGAGGATTTTGTTCGTTTGCCGGCGGACGAGGTGGGAAGTGAGTTGTCTCAAGCGTCTGCTGAGGAGACTGCCTGTTGGAAGTTCTCGGTCGCTTTCGTAGAGAGCCGTGTTCAGTCCGCTCTGCGGTACTGTTTACGACTTTCTGCGGTTCGGCGTCCCGAGCCCGTTACAGGTCCAGTCTTTGTACGGAATTTTTCCGCTGCCTTTTGGGGAGGCAGGGCGCTTGGTGAAGTCAGGAGAGGTCTACCCCAAATAGACCTGAACAAAGAGAAGAGGGGTAAGTCAGTGGCGGTACCGTGGAGGTTGCTCGTGTCGTCTCAATACGATGCTTGCACCCGCGGTCCCCCACCGCCCTATTGCCCGGAGCCAGAGGCGGTTGTGGTCGCGTCACCTGTAGTGAGTGACAAGAGGGAAGGTGAGAAGCGTTAAGGAGAGATCCGGTGTAGGCGTGTTCAGACGGTTGTCTGTGCATGGTGAACCACCCTGAAGTGTCAGGGTAACTTGCGTGGACCCTTTGTTCCTGTTTGGAACCTTAGGTGACCTCTTCGCCAGAAAGGGAAAAACGGGGTAGTTGTCGGATGAAACTCTCGGAGTGCCTTAGGAAGACACCTCCTTTGAGTCGCCTCCGTTGTTGTAGGGTCCGTCTCTTAGAGACGGCGAAGCCCTAGTGGGGCGGTGTGATCGGAGTGGCCGTCTTTAAAGACGAGGGTTGCCATGTGCTCCGTGGAGGCCTGCGGGCCCTGCGTTGGCTACGAACATCTACGGACCAGAAACCTCTTGGAGGTAAAGTCGAGTCGGGATGGTCGCTTCGGTTGCTTGTACGTCGTGCGTATGCAACGGTGGTGGGCTCAAAGAGAGTGTTGTTGAG